CGGAGTAACCCGGTGGTCCTCTGGGGCCACGACTACACCGGCCAACGCCTGCCGATCGGGCGGGCGGAAGTTGAAATTACGGGCCGCCAGATCCGCGCCAGCATCACCTTCGACCAGGAGGATGAGTTCGCGCGGTCGGTTGAGAGCAAGTACCGGCGCGGCTTTCTGCATACCGTCTCGGTCGGCTGGAATCCCCTCAAAACGCGCGGGCGCGATGTGGCCGAGTGGGAACTGCTTGATATCTCTGCGGTGCCCGTGCCGGGCGATGCCGACGCGCTCATCCAGCGCCAGCTTCGCGCGCTCCGCGCCATTGGCGCTGAACCTGAAACCGATACCCCCGCGTGGGAAACCGTTGCCGGCGACATGGCCGCGCTCTATCTTTTCCCCCTGGAGCGTTCGGCCCGAAACTGGCGCGCGGCCTACCACCGTCTGGCTCGTGACTATGAGCAGCTCGACAAGGTGCCGCCGGAGCGGTTGCAGCCAGAGTATCTGGCGACGCTCGATAGCGAGGCACTGCATGGGCTGTTCTTAGAAGACGAGGCCACCCTCCTCCCCGATCTGTTCCAACAGGCAGCGCAGCGCGCGGCACTCCCCCTGCCGCCCGCGCTCCGCGCCAACCTGGAACAGATGCGTAGCCTGATTGAGTGCGTGCTCGATCAGCAGCCCACCGTTGACACCCCTCCCACCCCCGCCACGTCACCAGCGCAGGATGGCATTGAGTTGCGCCTACGCGAGCTGGCGGCTATCCTCGGAGCTACCTCACCATGACCCCACCCATTGAAGCCCTGATTAAGGACATCCACACCCGTGTCGAGGCGATGGAAGCCGACGCCAAGGCCGCGCTCAGTGAGGCGCGCATCCGGCAGATCGTCACCGAACTCTTCGCCGGCGACACGGAGTTCCTGCGCAAGATGCAGTTCGGCGGAAACACGCGCGCCGAAGAGCCGCTGATCGGCAGCAAGTTTGCCCGCTGGGGCCTGACGATCGCTGATGTCGAGTGGCTCTATGATTTGCAGGAGAGCCTGCGCGGCAAGATCAAGAGCGACGGCAGCGCCTATAGCGGCCCCAGTGACGCGCTCTCCCGCTGTTTCCAGACCATCACCGACGCCTGCTATCTCTCGCAGGAGGAGATCCGCCAGATCGACAAGCGCGCGATCGACGGCCTCTACCCGCGCGTGCCGCGCTCGGCCTTCGGCCTGATGGATCGCGTGACCCTCAAGCGCGGCGGCACGTGGCAAGACACCCAGGTGTATGCGCGCCTGATGCGCGCGATGGACACCGCCGAGTCGGGCTACGGCAATCAGCTCGTCGGTGCCCAGTACGTGGGTGAGCTGTGGGAGGCCGCGCGGCGCGAGAGTCGCCTCTTTGGACTCATCGACGCGATGGAGATGACCGACCCGACGATGTACCTGCCGGTCGAGGTCGATTTTCCGGAGATGTTGTTCGTGGCCGAGAACACGGCCAACAACAGTAGCGAGTACACGACGGTCAAGACCGGCTCGCAGCGTGTCACCGTCACGGCCAAGAAGTTCCTCTTCCACCAGATGTGGTCAGGCGAGATGGAAGAGGACAGCCTGATCCCGTTCGTGCCGTTCCTGCGGCGCCAACTGATGCTGGCGCTGGCGCACTACTCGGACAGCGTTGTGCTCAACGGCGACGACACCAACGCCGGCACCGGCAACATCAACCTGGATGATGCCGACCCGGCCGACACCAAGCACTACCTGGCCTTTGACGGCATCCGCCACGTCGGCCTGGTCGATAACACCGGCAACAGCGCGGATCTCGCCGGCGTGCCGACCGCCGCCGCACTCAACGCCGCGCGCGGGCGGATGGTGGACACGACCCGGTTTGTCGATTGGGGCCACCCGAACGACAAGAATGACCTGGTCTACGTGCCTGACATCACGACCGGGGATAAGCTCTGCGAGCTGGACGAGGTGGTCACCGTCGATAAGTACGGCGCGCAGGCCACCATCCTCAACGGCGAACTGGCGAAGATCTGGGGCCACCCGATCATCCCCAGCCTCGCAATGAGCAAGACCGAGGCGGATGGGAAGGTCAGTACGACCGCCGGCAACAACACCAAGGGCCAGATCGCGACCTTCAACCGGCGCGCGTTCAAGGTCGGCTGGCGCCGGCGGGTCAAGACCGAGACCGAGCGGCTGCCCGCGCGCGACCAGACGCGGCTGGTGTACAGTCTCAGGATGGGCTTTGGGCGCTTCACCCCGACCGGCGCGGCCTCGGGGATCGAGGGCGCCGACGTGATCTACGATATTACGCTCTAAATGCGGCGGCCCGTGGGTGGGGCTCACCACCCCACCCAACCGCTCATACACACACAAAGGGGGCCGCCATGGCCGTTCGTGAACATATCGCGATCCTTGCATCAAAGGATTGCAAGCTCCGAGACAATATCAAGCTCCGCCTGGGTGACGGCGCGCAGGCGGATGATGGCGACCAGGGCGATGTGGCGCTCTACTGGGACGGCACCGACATGCATGTCATGCCGACCGCTGACGACTCGGTTATCCGCCTGGGTGACGGCACAACCTCATTCGATGTCTGGCTCTACGGCAACACCGCGACCGCCTATGCGCTGTGGGACGCGAGTCAGAGCGAACTGTCCTATCAGGGTCCAGTCCGCATCTCGCGCGGCAATGTCCTCTCGCGCCGGTTTGAACTGAAGTGGGTCGCCGGCCAGCGGGGCAAGCCCGCGCTCAACGCCGACATTCAGAACGCCGCCGAGGCAACGCGGATGATTGCCGATCCCGACTTCGAGGTGCTGGGCACCAACGCGAGTAGCGATGATGTCACCTTCCACGCCGAGGGCGGCATCAAGATCGAGACGGATGGCGCGGATGGGGATGAGGTGATCATCCTGCCGCACCTGGACGCCAACCAGTCGGCCTGGACGCAGGTGACATGGGGGACCGACCAGGAAACGGCGTGGGAATGCCACATCAAGACGGGCTCCAACATCACCAACACAATCATCTGGGCCGGGCTGAAGCTGACCAACACCGAAGTTACGGCGACCGACAATGACCAGGCATTCTTCCGCTATGAAGACGATGTCAACAGCGGGCGCTGGCAGGCGATCGAGTCGATCGGCGGGACCGACACCGCCACCAACAGCGGCGTCACCGTCGCAGTGGACACCGAGTATCACCTCAAGATCGTCATCACCAGCAGTCGCACCGCGCGCTTCTATATCAACGGCGTGCTGGTCCGGACCTCATCCGCCCTGACCGACGCGACCGACCTGATCCCGTATATCGGCGTGGCGGCGGATGGCGCGGCGGCGGCCAAGCATCTGATCATCTACGGCCAGGCGATCGGGCGCAAGTACGCCTAGTGACCTGGTCCTGACGCGCAAACACCGCAAGCAGAAAGCGATATCCCGATGGCAAAGTATCTGGTCCGGTGGGACTACGTGTCGAGCTGGGGCGGGCCGTTTTCGGCCAGCCAGGTGCTTGACGATTTGGACGAAGAGCGCGCGGCGGCAATCAATCGCGACTCGCCCGGCGTGCTGGTCCGCCTGGAAGACGAGCCGCCGCCGGCAGTGGAGGAGGCGGTTGAGGAACGCGCGGAAGTGCCAGACGAAGACCCCATCGCCCGCCGCCTCGATCGTATGGAGCGCCGCGCGAAACATCGCGGCCAGGGCGGCGTGCAAGAACCAATCGACCGAACGGTGTTCAAGGCCACCAAGAGTTAGGGAGGTGCGCCTTGGAAATCGTTACCACCACCATCCGTGTCACCACCACGGGCGGGGCCGGCGCCGCGACGGGCAGTACCACCAGTCCTGCGATCCCCGGCTTCCTACTCGATATCTATCTTGACTTCCACGCGAATGCGCCGGCAACGACCGACACCACGATCAGCTTCGCCACACGCGGCGGGAATGTCCTCGCGGTGTCGAACAGCGCGACCGATGCCTTGATTGCCCCGCGCCAGAAACTGGTCGATAACGCCAACGCGGCCATTACCGACAGTCACGCGCCGTTCCCGCTGGGCGACGGCCTCACCGTCTCACTCGCGCAGTGCGACGCGCTGACTGATGCGCTCGTGGTCTATGTCCGCTCACTCACACCATGAGTTTCCAGTTTGGAGCCATCCAGGGACTTGACGACCTCCGCCGCCGCATGGACACCCTCACGTCCATGCGGGGCCTGGAGGGCGATTTAGAGGATGAGGGCGACGCGGTGGTCAAGGAGGCGCAGGACTACCCGCCCGAACGACCCGGCCAGCGCTATGCCCGCTCGTTCCTACTCAGGAATAGCTGGCGGCGCGCTGACGCACGGCGGCAGGGAGACCGTGTCACGGTCGATGTCACCAACGCCGCGCCCCACGGCCCATCGGTCATGGGCGACGAGCAGGCGGAAATCCACAAGGGGCGCTGGAAGCGGCTGCGGGTGATCGGTGAAGGGCGGCGGGCGGCGGTGCGGGCGCGCACGCAGGCCTGGGCACTCCGCATCTGGCGAGGAGGGTAGCGTGGCCTATATTACCTTGAACGAGGCTAAGGCATGGATCGGCAACACGCAGACCACCGACGACACCCTGATTGAGAACGTGCTTATCCCGGCCGCGCAAGCCTTTATCGAGAGCGACGCCGGCGCGCAGCGGCTCTATCAGGTGTCGGCCGATACCACCCGCTCGTTTGACGCAGAGCGCGACGTGGATGGCCGTGCGCTGTACCTCGACCACGATCTGTGTCAGATCACCTCGATCACCAACGGCGACGGCACGACGATCGCGAGCGGCCAGTATGTGACGGAGACGGCCGGCGGCGATCGGAATACCACGCCCTGGCGCGTCATCCGCCTGCGCCAGACCGCGACCGTGTATTGGCAATCTCATGCAACCAATGGCCCGGAGAACGCGATCGCTATCGTGGGGCGCTGGGGCGCGAGTACCACGCCACCGGAGAAGGTCAAGCAGTGGGCGCGCGAGCTGGTGGCCTACCTCTACAAGCGGCAGCAATCTGGCGGCGACGGCGATCGACCGCTCCTCACCGGCGACGGCGTGACTATTTTGCCGAGTGAAATACCGCGCGCCCTGATGAAACAGATGATCATGGCGAGGCCAGAGACATGAGCGACGGAACACCAACGGACTACTACATCGCCAGGCTGTGGCTAGAAGATTACGGGGCGGTGCCGTATCTGTTCGTATCCGGTTTAGGGCTCATCGATCCGATCCCCATCGAGAGCAACCCCAGCGCCACGATCCGCCTGCCCAACACCTGCCCGACGTGTGGCGACACCTACCCTGACGGCGCGCAGTTTTGTATCTCCTGTGGAGCACACCGATGAGCGTGACGTCCATCATCACCGCCATGCAGGCCCGGCACGCTGCTATCAGCGGCGTCAAGACCGCACCAACGACCTACCCGGCCAGCCTGCACCCCAGCGACCTACCGCTGCTC